CAGCTGGTGGGCCTCACCTTCAACCCATCAGCCAAGTTTGCCAACAACTCTGCACGATTAGGGTCCAGCAAGATCTGCATGTACGTCTTATTGCCGTGGCGAATCGCCATTCCTTTTGTAGTTGCTAAGAAAAATACTAGCTGTTGTATTACCAAGTAATGGAGTCATCGACGTGTTTACGCCACCCGTGAGCCTGAGACTTACGAGACTTACTTCGTTGCTTGCGGCATCCTGCTCGAATCTCCCTTGCGCCTTCTAAAAACTCTGCTGCCCGCTGCAGATCTGCCGTGGTGGCCCGTGCAATCTCGTACCGCAAGTAGTCCAGCATGATTTGTCTGCCGGTTTTGGCCAAGACAACACTGCTGGAACTACTGCAGTGTAGTAACGAATCAGTGAATTTCTGACCAGCGCTTGCCGATGCAGGGCTCAGCGAGTGGCGGAATATCGCCAAGCCACAAAGCCTCAGAACTCTCCATCACTTCTTTCAAAATCTGACCCCACTTTTCACCATGAGGCTCTTTGACTAGGAGCAGGATTTCGTCATGCACGCACGCTGCAAGCTTGACCTCATCTTCTCCAGCCTCGAACAGCAGAGGCCAAAGGCGGCCCAGGGCACACTTTAGAACGGCAGCACCAGCGCCCTGGATCGGTGTATTGCATCGAATCGTCACCTTGTTGAACTCACGCGACAACTGACGACGCATGAAACTCAGCGGAATCCGAATGTCAGTCCAAGACTTGTGGGCCGTCTCATCAGCAGCATGAGCATTCGCTTTTTGCCATTTGTTGATGCCGGAATAAGTCTTCAGCCACTTACTACGAATTTCAGTTGCCTCTTTGATAGTCAGGTTCAGTCCGTAACCCACGGCGTAATTTCGCAAACCCTTAGGACCAGACCCATACAACAAACCAAAATTTGCAGATTTCGCGATTTGCCGGTGCTCTTTACTGATAGGCGTGGGGTATCCCATCGCTTCCGCAGTGAAGACATGCAAGTCACCGCCCTGGAGCAGGGCCTTAGTCATCGTTTCGTCTTCCGCGACTGCCGCCGCGAGTCGTAGTTCCATTTGAGAAAAATCAGCATCAACAAGAACCCAGTCCTCAGGAGCTTCAACACAGGAACGAAAGACTTCATCCTTCGGGATTTGTTGGTTGTTCGGGTTGACGCAGGACATCCTTCCGCTTGCTGCTCCAAGCTGTAAATAGCTGGCGCGTACGAAACCGTCTGGGGCGAGTTTGTCCTGTATAGATTCAACCATTTGTCGGCGTTTTTCAGCCTTCTTCCAAGCCAGATAAGTTTGCACGACGTGATGGTCCGCCGCGTAGCTTTGTAGGGCAGACCGACTAGCACTAGGTTTCCCGGTTTTTTCATCTTTTGGTGGGTGGCCTAAGACCAGAGTGAACTTTTCGATGAGCTGCTTGGGACTGTTGATGTTGAACCCAGCAAGCTTTTTCGTGCCGAGACGTTTACTACCCGTCTCCTTTGCCCTCAGATTAAATACAGCGGGCTGGGTCTTAAGTTCTTCGATCTCCGCTTCGCACTCGGCGATGTAAGCAGGGTCCAGATCCATCCTCGTGAGTTCGTCTTTGAGATACTCCAGTCGCTCGGATGACTCTCGGGGCAACTTATGGCCATCGGGCAATGCTTCGTCGAGCTCCAGCAGAAACTCTTTTCCGAGTTGTTCGATTTCATAGACGTAGTCCTTGCGAAGTTGTTCGAGGGCATCGCGGTTCCAGGGGAGGCCGGTCCGCCACATTTGAGCCATGGCGGGAAGAGCCCCGCACTCCAGGTGGAACGCATCAAACAGATCATGCTTACGCAGGAAGTGATTGATCCGAGGCACAAGTTCCAGCAAAACCTCAACGTCCTTAGCTGCGTAGGTCAACTGTTCCTGGGACAGCTGATCCGCACTCCAATCAGAAACTTGTTGCTCCTTAGATAGAGTTTTCCCTAAGTAGCGTTTCGCTAGGACATCGAGGCGATGCTTGGTCTGTGCTTTGCCGTTGTTGTGGAGCTTGCTGGCAAGCATGGTGCAGAAAACGTGCCCCTTGGGGTAGAGGTTGTGTGCCTGCAACCAACCCAGGTCAAAAACGGCGTTATGAGCCCACCAGTGCCTGGGACCGTTATTGAAGAACCGCTCCAGTCGAGGGAAGTCCGACTCCTCTAAGTCAAAAAAGTCAATAACGACAATGGTTTTAGAGGTGTCGCTGCCCAGTTGCAGTAAACGAAGACCGCCATTTTTAGGCTGAAGTTGGGTGGTCTCCGTGTCAAATGCGATGAGAGTCGCGTGTTCGAGCAGGTCGAGGTGCTGGATGCCGAAATATGTTTTGTAACTCACGTCCCCTCAGAAAAGGTGCTCCTCGGGGAAGATACCCTCCCAATCCTGCTCGTGGATGCCTTCGGGCGAGTACCAACCAGAATCGTCAAGATACCAGCCCGCCTCGGTGCGGGCGAAGAAAATCTTTCTTTCCGCGTCGTCCGCAGAGTTGTCGTGAACAGGGATGGTCATTGGAGTGGATCGTCAAAAATGGGTGGGCAATCGGTAAGACGTTGGTGCAGTTTTTGAGCTTCCTCAGCTTCAAGGTGTTCAATTAAACGGGATAAATACCACCAGGCTTTTTTGAGATCCTGGATCGGATTATCTTTGTGCCACACTCTAAGCAAGTACTTTAGAGTGTTCCCGAGTAGCATACCGGTGACGGGATCTGGCGCATCTCGAATGACATCTTCTATCACATTGATAGCCTCAAACCGGCCCTGGGTGTAATGGGCCGGTGAGTTGACTAGGTCACTTGTCGGTGAGTCTTTTGAGCGCATGTAGAAAGGAGAAATTATGGTCTCGTTCTAGGACGTAACAGTGGTTGACGACATACATAACGTCGTAGCACTCGCCTTCGCCGTATTCGACATCACCCTCACGGGACCAGACGCCTTTGCATTTGCCGTCTTCGTCAAAAACACCGATGTAATCGACGGCGTCTTCCATTGCCTCACGCACACTGAAAATGAGGCCGGTTAGGTCACGTACTCCAACAACAGTACGAGAAGCTGCGTAGTACGGTCCTTCGTCTTTGTAAGTAGAAACGTGCATTGTGTTAGTCAGGCTTGTTTTTTGTATCGGCCCAGATGTACTGGTCCCGATCGGATTGGGGAACAATTCGAAATAGCTCTGGGCGACCGGGGCGGCATTTACGGATTTGGTGGAGCCCCTTAGTAGCTGCTTTCTCAGACGAGTGACAACTGATGACGCACCACTTGTCGTTACGAAGTGCTTGAACCTGGAACGGAAACTGGTCAAAACGTGAAATAGCGCGGTGGTAATAGCCAGCCATGTTGATGGACATCAGTAGTCGTCGAGTACTGGATTCCATGTGTCTACCAGTTCCGCCAAGGCCATGAAGTCATCGAGGCTTTCAGGAGTTTTCTGGTCGTCATCCAGTAGAAAGTCAGCCGTGCAAGCAGCCGACGCAAACTCCGCTGGATCCCAGCGCGTTGCACAAGAAACTTGAACAATGTCTTCAATAGTTGCCTCGAAGTAAACGACGCGTCCGACTGGTTCATGGCAAAGCTCGTAGTAATCAAGTGAAATGATGGAAGAATGGCTCATGGGTCTAGGAGGACCATTGATAAAGTAGCACGTTAAAGATTCAGGTAGTCAGAAATAACCGGAAAGATCTCCGATTCATAATGACTCATGACTGAGACGTCGATCCCGCCCACCAGGGCAGTTTCAACGTCGTTCTCGATGCGGCAGAACTCTTCGGGAGTGTCCCCATAGTGGTCTTCGCAGACTGCTATAGGAGAACCCTCAGGAGAGTATGCCGTGTAGCGAACCACCGCGAGAGTGTCTGCGGTTTTGCTCACGCTGTAGTAGGTGATCGTTGTGAAGTCCATGGAACGTGCCACGCTCCCTCAATGTGCCCGGACTTTATTAGCAGAGCCATGATGGAAATGTAGTAGTCCGTAAACCCATGGACACACATCGCGAGTTCGCACTTCAGCGATTCCGGCAAGACATCAGCAAATGCTCTGATGTCGAGGAGCTCCGGGGCATGTCGATAAAGCTCATGCAGCTTTATCTAAGGCAGCAAGACACCGTCAACAAGATGGTGAAAGAAGGGTTCCTGCCCCACGCCTTCGATTAACGGTCGTAACGCTCTTCCTTGCGTTCCCTGAAGATTCGACCCACCTCGTCAAAACAGGCGCGGCGAGTTTCGTATGGGATGGCGTTCATGATCTGGTGCATCCGGAACTGAAGGAACTCGTCCTTCTCATCCATGACCTCGCCGAACTTGTGGGCGTTCTGGATTCCGTTACCAAGTGCGCTGACTACGAAGCACTGGAACGAGGGTGAATCGAGGAGATCTTTAAGAGTGAGTCTGTCAGCAACGGAGAGGGCGCTGTCGGGAATGGAAATGTCGTACGGCATTGAAATTGAATTGGGTACTAAAGCTGAGGCCTTGAAGACCTCAGCACCATAGCTACCAAACCGTGGAGCAGCCTGTCAACTAGAGAGTTTGGTGGAACTGAACATGTTCCACATGTCAGGACCACGTTGCATTCTCGCGGGGATCCTCGGAACGTTTGAAACACTTGGGTCAGATCCATTGGTATCACTGGGATCTTCAAGTGTTTCAGCACCTGTTTCACGAAGTGTGTCAAGGAGGGGTGAAACAGTTGGGGGTTCCAGGGGTTGAGAGGGTTGAGACGACGTAATCACCACCTCTGCAAGTGTTTCATCGGGGTTTGACACACATGGTGAAACAGGTGGTTGAAACACATCACTCCCCTTCTCTTGCAAGGGAACTACTTCAACTGTTTCACGATTTAATGGATCCCCCCGCAGGAGAGAGGTTGTTTCTGCAAGCAATGCTCTGTACAGATGAGACTTACCTGAGACTCCTGCCTTCTCAACCAACCCCTCCTTAATCAGGCGGTTGATAGCTGTCCTCACCCCTGGTTCGAACTCTTTGCGGAGCAAACCACCGTGAACAGCGTTGTTGATCTCTTGGATCGTGAAACCCCTCCCACGCTCCTTACGCAGAAACTCCAAAGCCCTGTCTTTCTTGGACATAGGCCTTGTATCGCTTGCAAGGGGCTTAGCCCGCTCTTCCAGGGTGAAGGTCTCGTCCTGGTTCTTATGAAGCCACAGGTGGCTCTGCTCACGCCCCTGACGGCTCTTCTCGACCGTTACCACCCTGGTACGGGTTGGGTCATCGCTACCGGCCTCTATTTCGAGCTTCTGTTCCTCCTCAGAGAGCTTGCGGAGTGCCCATACCTCATCCACCGCGTCACGGATCGCTGTGGTGCCTCTGAAGCCGCCCTGCTTGTTGCTGTGGTGAATGATCATCACCGTGGTGGCTGGGTAGGTCACACCGTTGTTGCGGGTGAGCCAATACAGCGGCCTGGCATATATGGACTTGTTCTCATCCGCTGCCCTGGCACCTGAGCAACCGACCAGGGAGTCGATGATCACCAGAGAGGGCTTGTACTTCTTCATCAGGTCGATGAAACGCCCTTGCTGGGTCAAATCAAAGCCGTTGCGGATGACGACGTTCCGCATGGCGTCTTCAGGAATGTTGATCTCAGCCAACTGATCCTGCATATGAATCATCGGCTGGTCGCCGTTGAGAATTAGTACGGGGCCTTTGCTGACTGATTCACCCTGGCCCTTGACCTTGAAGGGATCTCCGGTCGCAACGTGCTTAGCAATGGTCCAGGCAGCAGATGACTTGCCGTCACCACCCGCGCCATAGATCAGCACGGTGAAGGGGCTGGGAAGAACACCCGGAATCAGGTACTTCCGATCCAGCTGCATCTTCATCAGCTCAGCAAGTGTGATCTCCCCCTGGTGCTCAGCGGCGCGGTACTCCTGATCCGCGACATACATCTCCTCAAGGCGGTCAACCTTCCAGCCGGTCTTAATGGCCAAGAAGTGCATCTCAACCATCTGCTCAGCAGGGTTGTCGATCTCGTAGATCTCCTGGATCTGCTGCCGGATGGTGTCGTAGTTCTGCTGCGGAGCGACATAACGATCCTTCTCATCGTCAGCGTCAGCGTGGATCCGCATGACCCACTCTTTGACCCGCTTACCTTCCTCAGACTTAAAGCGATTACCGCGTGGGTCCGCCTCCTTAGCTAAGTAGAGAAGGGTGCCAAAGGTCAGGCCACCACCAGCTTTAAAACCAGCACTCCAGCGCTCCTCGCAAGGATCACCGTTCTCCCAGTCCTGACTGTAATCGGTGTCTTGTTTGCTCCACTCACGCCACAAATCCAGGCCGGTCTCATCGGGAAGACCGCTGTGGATCATCATCCCGATCTTGACCCAGTGATCCTCACCACCTTGCGGGGGGATCGCAGAGAGGCAGACCTTGACGAAATCGATCTTCTCTTCCCTGGAACGACGGTCGATCAATTCCGTCGCAGTCTTTTTTGAGGCCTCTTTACGTCGGAAACCTTCTTTCATCTCAGCCAGCAACCACGCTGGAGCCTGAGGAATGCTGTTTATATCCCCCTGGAACTTGTAATCACCACCGTGGGCATAGGCACCAAAAATGATGCCCTGACGGCCCCAGAGCACCTCGTAACCAAGGTTTTCAGTTGCGGTATGGCTGAGGTCTGAAACCTCATCCCACATGCTTTCTGGGACATAGAAGAGGTACTTACCAGCATTCCGCCGACCCGACTCAACAAATGGAGCACCTTCAAGGTCAGTCCAACCACGCTTCAACGCACCGAGGCGTTTGTCGACATCGAGGATGACCAAGCCCCGGCTGACAGGACCGGTACGAACACCAATCGCCTTAAAAGAATCTGGATCAGATTCGATGATTCGATCAGCCTGGCTAGGTGTGATGTGATCCTTCTTCCATCGCACATGAGGAACCTTTCCATCAGAGGTGCGAACTTTTCCGTTTTTGTCGGGCGGAAGCTCCACCCCCTTGGCATAGATGGGACACGTAGCCCAAAACTCAGGCAATCCGCGCACAAAGCCGCTCAGCTTTGTCATTTGTTAAACTCCTATAGAAGAACCGCACAGGTCTCACCCGAGACTCGCGCTGAAGTCCTTAGAGCCCTGACCGGCACTAGGGACTTTTTTTATTCTACGGAGATTGTCAACTCTGAAAGTTGTACTAGCCTGAGTAGGCAACGGGCACAGCAGCCCACAGCTACAGAGTCTTATGGGTCTCCTTTCTAAAAAGAATCAGGGCGCAGTTTCTGGCGGTGGTGGTGGAGGCTACCTCAACCCCAGCAAGATCCAATCAGGGTCATCTGTGCGATTTGCACTTCTCACAGACCAACCACTTGAGTTCTACGAGTGCTGGGGCGAAGACCAGGAAGGCAAAGCAAAGCCTTTCCGTTTCAGCGACGATCCCAGCCCCTCAGAAGTTGAGGCCGAGATGGGGCCTAACTACGAGCGCCGCCTCAACCGTGAAGGCACCGATGTAGACCCCGCAAAGTTTGCGATGGCTGCACCGGTATATAACTTCGAGTCCAGCACAGTCCAGGTGATGAGCCTCACCCAAAAAGGCCTGATCCGTGAAATGGACAAGCTCTCCCAACTGGAGGATTATGAAGACATCCTCGCCTGGGACTTCGTCATGGAAAAGGAAGGCGCTGGTCTGAACACCCAGTACAGCCTTCGCATCGTCCCTCGCAAAAAGACTGCTCAAAAGGCAATCGAAGATGCCTGGGCCAAAGCCTGTGACGACGGATTCGACATCAACCGCCTGATGACCGGCGGAAACCCGTTCAAACGCGACTAATCGTGGTACTGTTGCCAAGCAATTTCGTTACGGCGGACTTCGTTCCTTGTGACGCCATTGCCACTAGCCCTGGGGAAACTCAGGTCCAGTGATCACATACCATCCGCTTCATCACCGGACGGGCTGACCGCAGTAGCACGGTCATCACATGTGGCATCTGTTTAACGGCTTCATCACCCGTTAGCGAGCTTCAGAACCCCTGACTTCGGTTGGGGGTTTTGTCGTCTATTACAGGATTTTTATGTGGGTTCCCCTTGAGCAGCTTGAGCGACATGTCGAAGAGCTGGGCCTCCCAGATGAGTGCCCGTATTGCCGCAAGTTGTCCTTTGCCTCAGAGGCAGATGCGAAAGGAGCAGCCAAACACAGCGCACAGACAAAAGGACAACACCTCTGGGTATATGAGTGCGCAAAAGGAAAGGGCTGGCACCTCACCAGTAGACGACCAGGAAACTGGGTGAAAGCGCCGAAATCACCGAAATCTAGAAAGAGCAGAAGGCATAGAAGTAACCGGGCGAACACCACCCTGTAGTAAATTGATTATGTAGTTGTTGTTACCGAACCATGAACGTTCTGGAACTGGTCAAGCGGCAGCAGCAGAAGAAGCAAGCGCTGAAAACTGCTCAAACCGTCGTCACCAAAAAGCTTTGTTACCGGGGTATTTGCTACACCCGATAACTTGTAGTATTTTTTGGGGGCAGAGCAAGCCATCGGGTCTCACACAGCCGGTGGCTTTTTTATTGGATATATTGAACTGGGAAAAAGTATTTACATGACCTACGGGGCAGAGAACGTCGCTGACTGCACAGCACGTATGGAAGCGATGGAACGCTGGTACATCGCAGACGGCAGGGACCGTAAAGATCACCCCCTCAAGGGCACCTACACAGGGCTATACAACCTGTATCGCTACCACTCAACACTTGGCCTCGGAGAAACTGTCGAAGTCCCAGCAAGTACTTGGCGCTAAAGGGTACGTATATATCCCAGATCCAGTTGTTGAACAAATCGAAGACGACCTGGTGCGTATTTCTGTAGGAGACCAGATAGCCTGTATTAGTACAACTCAGCCGGTGCAACAAACGGTGCATCAGCTGACCATGGAATGGCTTCTGAAGTACACACCCGGCTAGCAAAACTCCGTAAGTCTTCCCTGGTACAAGACAACTCCGGCCCCCACCGGGTCTACAGAGACAACGAAGGAAACATCTTCCACAGCGTTACCCACGTCCTAAAAGAAACAGCCCCACCACAACAGAAAGAAGCCCTGGAACGGTGGATGCAACGCCCCTCATCAGGCGAAGACCGCGACATGGCAGCCACCCGTGGAACCCTGGCTCATAACCACGCGGAGTACATCCTTAAAACCGGCGTAAAGCTTGCCCGCCAAACAGCAAACAAACGAAACTGCTGGAAGACCTCCTCAGACGGCTTAGAGAGGTGCCCTGGCTCTATTACCCGCTGGGGTATCGAAAGAGCCATTCAAGGAGCTCCTAGAGTCCCCTGGAGCGCTGCTGGCTATGCCCGGGGACTGCGTGGATATATCGCAGACAACGTCACAGCAATTCACGCCATCGAATTTTCCATTCATCACCCCCTGGGACACGCAGGAACATGCGATGCCCTGGTGGACCTAAACGGCAAAGGGCCATTCATCGTTGATTGGAAAACGAGCGTCAGAGAACGCAGCGAAGACATGCTCACGAACTACATCGACCAGCTCGGTGCCTACTCCCTGGGACTACGCCACCTCACCGGCATCGAACCCGTCGGAGGCGTCGTAGTCGTAGCCCGTCGCACAGGTGAACCCCAACTACGAGAGCTCACCCAGCTGGAACTGAGAGGCGCTGAATCGAGGTTCACCGATCGAATCACTGCATACCAGGAAGCCTTACTCCAAGTCTCATGAGTCTTAGCTACTCACTTTCCTGACAAAGTGCCAATGGGCAACTGGAACATCAACCGTTACAGCTGCATTACGACCCAGAAGCTCGTAAGCCTCGGAAAAAGTGTCAGCAGGGATCCAGCACTCATGCCTAAACCCTGGAACTTGGGCGACAAACAAAAAACAGAAATCTTTCATGATGTAATTAAGAAGAAAGGCGATAACCGGACCAGCGGTTGACCTGGTCCATAGCTTTGACCATCTGGGACACAGCCTGAAAGTTGTTATCCGCAGCAGCCACATCGGTGAGATGGGCGAGCTGAGACATCAACGAGGCTTGATCAACCGGCTGGAACGATTCCTCAGCACTCGGCCCGTGATCGGATATATCGATCTCTTGCTGGGCTTTGGTGATCACTTCGTAGGCGGTTGACCTAGAGATCTGGAACTTAGTTGCGAGCATCGTGGCGATCGAGGCCACGCGAACATTGCGTTCGAGAAAAGCGGATGCGAAAGACACCCGCTGCTGCATTTCACGCTGGGTCGTCATACCTTTTTCTTAGCCGCCGCGATTTCGTTGGAAAGGTTGCAAACCGCTCTGCGGAAGTACTCGACCCCGTGGTACTCCTCCTCCGATATATCGGTGTTCAATTGAGCTTCATAGATTTTGTGCTGACGACCTAGAAGCTTGCTGATGACGTGCCATTGATCCGATTCGAGAGTCAATTCAAGTGTTTTTCTCATTTGTTTAGGTGGAACGACACCGCTGGTGCGGCATCGACACCGTAGCACATCAGAACTCGGAAAAGTCGGACAAAATCCGAAGAAGCCAGGCGGTTGCGATATATCGACCCCTGGTGCTATCTTTTCTGATGTAGCACCCAACCAATCTAAAAACGTGACCGCCACAGAAACCAACCACGTTGAACGCAACGCAACAGGCCACGCCCAGACCATCGAGGCGCTCTATGAGCTGTCTTGCTGGGACGGTGATCAAGAGACACCGCTAACGCTTGACGCCCACTCGATCCTAGATGACCTCGACTGGGACGCTGAGACTGGCACGCCTGAGATCTTGCAGGAGGCCATCACGGATTACTGCAGCGAAATGCCGCTGAGTGTGCTGGTTCGTTCGGGCTGGTATATACCCGGCACCGCAGAGGGAACTCCCGAAGAATTCGAGATTCTGCTTTCTACCGGCGGCCCTGCCTGTCGCATCATTGGCCAGCTCGATGATGGCTCTGTTGCCTGGCAATCAGGCTGTCGGCCAGTCATGGAGCATCAGGACTGGTTCAAGCCCTGGACCGAATCAAGCTACGACATCGACACCAACGCGTTGCTCTGGTTCTGCGAGCAGTTCTACTTCGGCGAATAAAAAGCCCCCGTAGGGGCTCATAGATAAAAAGTGTATTCGAGGCAGTCGCAGGCCAGGACACCGTAAGGCTGCGCGTCATGGTACTTGCTGAAGAATGATTCTTCGGAGCAAGTAATGATCGCGCCACCTTTAGTGTCAATGTCTGCGATGATCTCGTCGATCAGTGCAATCTCAGCATCTCCGCCGTCATCATTCAGGCTGAACGATGTGGCGTCTCCGTTGATTAAATAACTTGCCCAGTGAGAGGGCAAGTCATACTTTTCGACGATCATCAGGCTAACTCCTGGATCATCTCATCCAGCTCGGGGTAATTCACAAACACGTTGTTGAAGTACACGCCGTCAGGAGTCTGAGGAAGAATGATTCCGTCAGTGATATAACTGAGAAATTCAGCGTAATCACTGCAACTGCACCCGATTGAGTACAGGTTGAAGTCATTCTGGATCCAGAGAGCAACATTCCAGGTCTCGTAATTAGACCATCCGTTGTA